AGTTTTTACGTAAGTTAAAACATGGGCCAAACAATGTAACATTTATTGAATTTTGCCGTGTGCGTAGACGCTAATGCTGGAGCAAGAGCCCAAGCTCGTGCCCAAGCTAGAAAACAAGATGCCGTTCATAGACAACGGGCATTATCATTTTGGAACAGAGAAGCACAGTTCAGACGTAATCTAGATAGATCAGTTATTGGACTAAGCCGTGACCAAAGTGACATATATCAAAACGCTCTATACCAAGCTGGTAAAGGAAGAGCAGCTAATCAAAATGCTTACGTAAAATACTTACGTAGTAAAAAAGTAAATGAAGGAGGCCGAGCTAGAAAGTTTGGTAAGGCCGGTAAGAAAGCATTTCTTGCAAAGAAGGCTAACGTAGAAAGTGTACTTAATCGAATATATGGACAGCAAGGTGCATTGAGACAGCAGCAAGCTATGCGTAGCTTCCGAAGTTTCCAAGGTAAAGCCCGAGAGAAGATGGGACTACCAGCACAGCCGCCACCACCAGTAATGATGCCACCAACCAACAGGCTTGGAGGAGCATTGTCACTTATACAGAGTGGACTAAGTATTGGTGCAAGTATTGCAACTATCAGTGCTTCTGATATAAAGATGAAAGAAAAAATTAACAAGGTGGGTAAATCACCACAAGGCTACAGTATATATGAATTTAACTATATTGGTGATGCTACACGCTATCGTGGTGTGATGGCTCAAGATGTAGTTAAGATACATCCTATGGCTGTAGAGGTTATGAGTAGTGGTTATCTCGGTGTTAACTACGATCTTATAGACGTTAACATGGAGGAAGTATGAGTCAGTTTGGATTCGGCCAACAGATAGGTCAGCAGCGTGATGCTCTAAGTGGATCAAGCAGATCCAACTATGCAAGCGAAGAAGCTGATCTAACTGATGGTCTTATTAAGCAAGTCGAATCAATCGACATACCCAACACTAATCAATTTTACGAAAACATAAAGTTTGTTGAAAAGGTAAAAGAACAGGGCAATCTTATTAATACCTTGAAACAAGTAGCGAATACGTTTGAGGCTGGAGCTAGATTTAAAACAGCCTTTGATGCTATGCAAGCTAGAAACGATACTCAAGATAGATATAAGAGTGACGACAAAACTAAAACAGCTTTTGGTACAAGTGTAGAAACTATAGTTGAAAAAGCTAAGATTACAAATGTAGAAGTAGAAAAACAAACTAAAGAGCTTGACGACACTAGCGTAGATCTAGAAACAGAAAAACAGGAAACTGATAGTGTAGAATTTAAAAATGATATAACAGACCTTCAATTTAACCTTGCAGAAATTAAAGAAGGTTTAAATTTTAGACAGATTGCTAACGAGGTTGACGGTATCATACCTTCACTATTTAGTACTAGAGCAGCTCAAAGTGGATTAGACAAGATAACTACAACAGGAGAAGCTCAAGAAGCTCTTGGATTAAACGGTGTTGCTGGTAAACTTTTAGACGGTATATTTTTTGAGTATGCACAACAAGGTGTTGATATCACAAACCCGAGAATACAAAATAGAATAATATCTAAACATGCTGAGACTTTACTAAAAGCTGAACGAGCTGCACTCAATACATGGTCTACTAATCATAGAGCAAAAGTAAGAACTGGTCAAGAAGCTAACCTTAAGGCTGGTGTTATTTCAAATGGTGGACAAGGTAACGCTAACGCCATGTGGGGTGACAACGGTATGGTAGCTCAAACTAACACTATTAAGTTTGGTGGTGCTAGCCAAGCAGCAAGTGCAATAGATGTAGCTGAAACTCTAGCTAATGCTATTCAATCTGGTGCTGCTGTTGGTACTGAAGGTCAAACAATGTCTCCAAACAACGTTGATGACTTATTTTATAACCAACCTGTAACAATTAACGGTAAAGAGTACGAAAGCTACGAGAAAATACCTGACAATATTATATCTGCCAATGTAAAGGGTACAGTTATGAATATTGTTAAAAATGCAATGAGACAAAAAGAGACAGAAATATTTGATAATCTAGAAACAGATCGTGATAACTTTGACAAAGCGTTTATAAAAACAGAAATAGAAGATAAATTACCAGATCTTACAGCAGAGCAAAGAAAGTTATTTTACTCGGGTGAAAACGCTACAAACATATTTCTTCGGTATGCAAATCAGATACAAAGCCCTGCTAATAAACATCTAGCTAAGTATGATGTAAACGGTATAGTATTCCCAGAAGAGTTAAAAAGTATATTTGCTAAGGTAGATACTGGTGCTAGTGATACAGCTGTAGCTACAAAAGAAAGTAAGGCTGGTACATTCAATGATATCGAAAAAAATCTAATTACAACAGCTGTAAAAAATTATAAGTATGGACAAGGTTCTGAAAAAGAACTATTCGGTGCAGATTTTATTACAGTTGAAAGAGCTAGAGATGCACTCTATTCAAAGTATTTAAGTAGAAGTGATGAACTTCAAACTCTAATAGAAAATAGACCAGTTGGTAAGTCTGCTAAAAGTATAGAGCTAGATTTTATACAAAAAATATTTGAAAAAGACATACTACCAAATATTGAAAAAGGTGTATACGATAAAGCTGGTACTGCTGGTGTAACTAAAGAATTAATCTTTAACAAAGGCATACTACTTGAACAGTTTGAAGCTAACCCAGATCTTCAAAACTCTGTTGTTCCTGTTGGACTAGCAGAGAAAAATAACTTTGAGAGAGCTAAAGGTTTCTTTGATAGTGGTCGTACAATAAACAAAGATGTTCTGACATTCTATGAAGATGTGCCAATGTTCAAGGTTTTGGATGACGGTACAAAAGTACCTATGACAAACCTAGAAAAGCTGGTGCATAGATCTAAAGCTATTGGTGCACTATCTGATAAAGATGGTGATGGCATACTAGAGTATGACGATACAAGAAAGTACTTTACAATGAAAGACCTTGCCAAGCTACGTAAGCAACCAACAGACGGCAAGTATCTACAGATCACTGCTGAAGTTTTACCAGACATGAAGCAATCTTTACTAGCTTTGAAACCTAGTGCAAGTTCTAGTTTTGATTCATACGAAGCTAACTTTCCTACTACAGGTAGAAGTGCTCCAAGAAAAGATAACTTACAGAACTTATCATTAGAGCAGATACAAGCCCTTGTCTTGACTCACGATATGAACAAGATAGGTTACTTTGAACTTGATGGTGAAAGACTATATAATACTATCAATGAGCTGACATCCAAAGGTATGATAAAGAAAGGTCAGAAGTTTGACCGAAACGCACAGTTCTATGTTAGAATGTATATGTTACAGAAAAACATAAACCAACGTAAAAGATCTATGTCAGGTCTTACTGTTATACCATATGCTAAAGGTGAACAGCCAGTTACTATGGGCATAGGTGGTAAAGGAACAGACGGTGGCACAACTACATTAGGAAATACACAAGACGATTCCGACTGGTTGGGTATACCTAACTTTAGTCTTAATGATCTAGAAATAATGAGAAAAGTATTTCCATTGATGGAAAAGTATCATATGTCAGACTTTGCAACTATGACAAAAGACATAAGTAAAATATTTTTAGACGAACTAGCAAAAGATGGCGGTAAGAAGTTCTTTGAGAAAGACAGATACTTACAGCATGAGATTAGCAGAAAGGCTATTTTAGATACCTTAACTCCTAAACCAAGAACAGTAAATCCAAAAGATAGAAGAAACAGAAACTAATGGAAGAAGATTACGGTATTGACGTTGAAGCTGCTAGAAGTGCTGGTAATAAGTACTTTGAATTTCTTGACGAATACGAAAAGAAAGAGCAAGCAGACGGTGCAATACAACAAGAACAGGCTGCTGAAGAACAGCAAGTCAAAGACGAATTAGAAGATCCAAGAGATGCCAATACATGGGGTGCTAAAGCCTTAATTAAAGAAGGTCAATCCATCCTATCTGGCGGTCTACAAGATACTGCATCTTCTATTGCAACCTTTGGAGAACGTACAGTAGATGCGTTATCTGGAGAAATGTCAAGAGAGATAGAAGAAAAAGGATTCTACAAACCAGAGTGGACTCCTTTTGACTCTTATGACAACCCTATCGAAACCAAAACATGGTGGGGTAAACAGTTACGTGCGTTAGTTCACTTTGGCTCGCTAACAGCTGGTACAGTATTAGCAGCAAAAGGTATAGCAGCTACAGGTATTATATCTATACCAGCAGGCTTAACAGGTATTGCTGGTAATAGTTTAGCACGAGCTGCGGCGTATGGTACTGTATCTGACCTTGTATCTAAAGAGTCAGATGGTATGAACGCTATGGGTGCATTGCGTGAAAGATATGGCTGGTTTGACACACCACTAGCTACCAAAGACACAGACCATCCTGTTATGATGAAGATAAAAAACATCGTAGAAGGTATGGGCATAGGTCTATTTTTTGACGGACTAGCATACGGCCTAAAGAAGGGTAGTAAGCCAGTACTAGATCAGATAGCTGCTAGAAACAAAAGTGTAAAAGATCAGACTATCAAAGCTGGTATAGCACAACTACGTGAAGGTGACATACAGTTTAGAGCAGATAAAAATGCACCAGTAGCTGAACCACATCAGGGTGCACACACATCAGAGGTTCCCCCTCAAGATGCTAGAGAACAGCTCTCACGTACACGAAATGAATGGGGAGCTGAAGAAGGCTCTACAGGTTCTGTAACTACACCAGTAGAACGTGAGCGTATAGCACTCAAGAGTGGTCTTGATGATGAAATGGTTGAGCGTATATACCAAGGATTAGTTGGTTCTGATAAGTTTGCTAAAGACTTAGCTGCTGCAAAAGGTAACAGAAAGTTACTAGCACAAACATTTAGAGAAGCAGTTGAAGGGCATCAACGTATTACACAGGGTAGAAATGCTGCGGATATGTCTGCATCAGAATACCTAAAAGAGTTGTTTGAAACCAACGATGTTACAGAAGGTGTCGAAACATGGACGACTAAAAACGTAGTTATTGGTGACTTAGTTGCTGGTACACTACTTAGGCAGCTACGAGATACTGGTATTGCTGGTAGAGAGATAGCTGACATTGTAAATCTTACTGACATAGACGGCCCAGCTAAACAAATCGTAGATACTATGCTGACTTTGATGTATGAAACAAAGAAAGCTAGGTTTGTAAAATCAGATGACTTTAGAAACTTTGGTGCTGGTAAGTCTCGTAAACAAGCAGTAACAGAAGCTCTAGCTAAGGAGCAACAGGACTCTAAAGATGCTATACTAGCTGTTCTAAACATTGCTAAAGATGGTGATGATGACATGCTACTTGCAGTCTTTGAAGCTTTCTCTATGATGAAAGATATAAACTCTGTTGATGACTTTGATAAGTGGGCAAGAACATTATTGTATGGTGGTAAGTTAGATCCTAGTGCACCAGACCGTACAGGTGCTCTTATACGTGAGCTGCAAGGTGTAACTACACATAGTATTTTATCTGGCCCTAAAACACCAGTTCGAGCTATTATGGGTACAGCCAGTGCAACTTTCTTACGTCCTATATCTACAGCTTTTGGTGCGTTAATACGTTATCCATTTAATGGTGACGCTGCAACAGTTAGATCTAGTTTGGCAACCGTAAACGCTATGATAGAATCTATACCAGAAGCCTTTGACCTATTTAGAACTAGACTCAATGCTTACTGGAAAGGTGATATATCTAGTATTAAGACTCGTTTTAGTGAGTTTACTCGTGGTGATAACAACTGGGAAGTATTACGTAGATGGGCAGAAGATAGTGGTCGTGCAACTGATGGGGAAAAAGCTGCGTTCCGTATAGCTAATATGGCACGTCAGATGAACAATAATAACTTACTTACTTACTCTACTAAGCTTATGGCAGCGACTGATGACTCGTTTGGCTTTATACTTGGTAGGATGAAGATGCGTGAAAAGGCGATGCGTAGAGTTCTTGAGTTACAAGGCAACGGTATCCAGACACCACAAATCACTAGGCAGCTTATGAAAGCATACCAAGATGATTTCTATGGTCAGATCTATGATGCTGCCGGTAACATTACAGACGAAGCACTTGACTTTGCTAGAAAAGAAGTTACACTAACACAACCTCTAACAGGCTTTGCAAAAGGTCTTAACGACGTATTTGCAGCTACACCACTAGCTAGACCTTTCTTCTTATTTGCAAGAACAGGTGTAAACGGACTAGCACTAACAGGTAAACATACACCCGGTTTTAACTTTCTTGTAAAAGAGTTCAATGATATAGCACTAGCTACAGCAGATGATCTAGGAAGTGTACGTCAATATGGTATTACAACAGCTGAAGAACTAGCTAACGCAAAGGCTTTACAAACAGGTCGACTAGCGATAGGCTCTGCTGTG